CCCGCAGCCAGGCCGGCAGTGGCTTGGTGGCGCGCTTGAAGTTCTCCATGACGGCGGCCGTAGCGTTGGTCGTTCGGTTGGAATTGGTTACTACCTGGTCGATCCCCGCCAGCAGCGCCGGAGTCGCCCGCTGAACATCCCTCATGGCGGTGGCGGTCTCTTCACCCACGACTTTCCAACTCGCCAGCAGTCCCAGCGCTTGGGGCGTGAGCACCTTCACAAAGTTGTCCGAGGAGTGGAGTACCGGCTCGATGGAGGCAACCGTTTGGCGGGTCTGTTCGATCAGTGGCAACAGGTCGGAGCGGACCCGTCCCAGCTCCTTGACCGATTGGCCAGCCAGATTGATGTTGGCGCCCAGTGTGCTTTCGAGCTTGACCGCCTGAGCGATGATCTCCCCCAGCCTGCGATCCGTAGCCAAGCGCCACTCGACGGCTTCCCAGACCAGATTCCCACGGGCGCTCTCCAGAGTGCCTTCCGCCGCGATCAGGGAGGCCGCCGTGCTGTCGGTGAGCAGGTGGAGGTCTCTCCCTACCCCCGGCAGCCACCAGCCTGTTAGGTAGGCGAAGAAGGCCCCTACGGAGAGCAAGCAGAGGCTGGCCGAAACCTTGAGCGCGGAGGTGGTGTTCATGTCAGAACTTCTTGGCGATCCCCAAACCCACGGCCAGGGTCACGTCCTGCCCGTTTATTTTGACCACCTTGACAGGTAGGACAATAGAGATCCCGTTCCACTTCGGCGGGCCATACTTCAACAGGAACCCTCCCGAGAATACCGCGGTGAAGGAAGAAGTCGGAGCGACTCCAGAAACTGTCGAAGTGGCTCCGGCAGTGGTGGCGCCTCCGATCTCCGCCAAGGCCAGCAGGGACAAGTTCCCACTGACCGCCAGCCTCTGAAGTACGCCACCTTGCATGGTGGTAGTCTTGCCGGTGATGTTGTCCCACTCCGTATAGGGACACGTACCGGTCTTCTCGATGCACCCGCCGGCCGCTAACCAGCCCATGACAGGAGGAGTGCTGGAACGGGAGAATCCTGCACCGGCACCCACGAAATAGGACGTGGTGGGTGCTGGAGTTTGATCGGTACCAGGTGCGGTTGTTTGCCCTACGGCCACGACCGCGAGGGCCAAAATTGCAAACAGCATCGAAAGTCGTTTCATAGGTTCATCACCTCACCGTACTTTAGCGCTTTACGGTCGTGCGGTCAAGAGAAAGCTTTCAGCTATTCCTTGCCCTCCAAGCCGTTCAGTTCGCGGTTCAAGGCCGTGTGCTGTGTCTGGCACAGTTCCTTGCCTACAAATTTCGTTTCCACTTCGCGCAGAACTTCGATCTTGGTCTCGGCTTTGATGGCTCGCACGTAGATCGCGACATAGCCAGAGGCCATGGCAGCTATGAGTGCCAGGCCGATCTTTATGATGTCTCCGATGGTGTCGTGGTTCAATTTATCACCTCACAATCCCACGCGATCTCCAATTCCATCCCGCCACCGCTCCATATGTCGTCCCCATGCCCAGGTTCACGATGCCCAGCAGTCGCCGCAGTTTCGGCTGCTTCCGGCCGATCAGATACGTGGCAGCAGTCGTCACTCCGAACTCCGCCGCCTTAATCGCAACGGCGCGGTGCTGGAATCTACCCCGCTCGGCCAGTATCGGATTCGCCTCTTCTCGGCCCCACGAACTCCAGCCATCCGCCGCACTGCCGAGCGCATGAGCCACTACCCCGGCGTGAATCCACCTCCAGTCCTGTGCCGCGAGCGGCAGGGCGAGGGCGAGGGTAAGAAGCAGCCTCATAATTCCGTTGGTGTCCCTTGATTCATAACTTCGACCGGGACTTCCATCCCCAGTGCCTTAGCCTTCGCCAGACACTCTTCCTTCGTTTCGGCGCAGAATAAGTTGGCGCGCGTGTAAGTTCGCCCGGTCGCCTGAAAGAGCGCATGGATCTTCTTGGCGTCGTACACCATCCGCCAACTGATCGCACCATCGTTCTTCGGATCTGACGTAGTAGCGTCGAACGTCTCCGCCATTTTCCCAGCGGTTGCCGCCGAGGTAAGTCTTACTTTCGCCGTCGATAGTTCCATCTCATCTCCTAGGGGTTGACAGTCACCGTCCAGCCAGCGGCCACGAGGGTGTTCCGATCGGTTATCCCCTGACCCGTGGGTGCCGCATTAGTGCCACCGTCAAGATTCACCGTGCAGGACACACGACCGGAGATCCCCAAACTGACCACGAAGTCAGCCAGGATCTGGTTCACGGCGGTTGCTGCCAGCGCGTTTCGGCCGAAGTGCGCCGTCGCCATTGATTTCTGCGTTGCAAAACTCCCCGCAACCACGTCTGCAAACTGGTTGTTACCCGACGAATAACCGCAGTAGAAAGTCACCAGCTTCGTGCACGTGGCGAACGAGGGCAGGGTTCCGGAGAAGGCGTTGGCGAAGCAGTAGAAAGTCACCAGCTTCGTGCACGTGGCGAACGAGGGCAGGGTTCCGGAGAAGGCGTTGGTGTAGCAGGAGAAAGTCACCAGCGCCGTGCACGTGGCGAACGACGGCAGGGTGCCGGAGAAGGCGTTGGTGTAGCAGTAGAAAGTCACCAGCGCCGTGCACGTGGCGAACGACGGCAGGGTGCCGGAGAAGGCGTTGGTGTTGCAGTAGAAAGTCACCAGCGCCGTGCACGTGGCGAACGAGGGCAGGGTGCCGGAGAAGGCGTTGGTGTAGCAGGAGAAAGTCACCAGCGCCGTGCACGTGGCGAACGAGGGCAGGGTGCCGGAGAAATCCAGGGAAGGCGAGTTGAAAACGGTGACGCCTTTAAAACCGTCCTGGCTCTGTACTTCTATCCTCTTGGTCCCCGCCGCCAGATTCTTAGTCGGACTATTGGAGGACGTGTAAGTGCCGTCTGGCCATTTCCAATACAAAGTTGCCCCGGTTTTCGTGAGTGACGGATTGAAAGCCGTGGTGTGGGTGGTCTGGAAGACCATAGTGGGGAGAGTGACCTGGAACGCTTGCTGCGCTCGGGTTAGGAAAGCCACCGTTCCAAGTCCCAAGGAACCGAGGATGTCGCGTCTCGTGACCTTCATTTTGCGCTCCGCATATCAGTTGAAATTGCTTCTCACGCTGGTATAACAGTTCGTACCATCATAGGTGAAAACTAAAATGTCAATGGAATTGGCCGCGGAACTTAAGACAATAGCTCCAGCCCCTCCGTTTACGAGCTTCCACGTACAGCCGCTTCCCAATGTCATCGCTGCTCCCCCGGTCGAGTCCTGTTCAACGATGAGCGTGTAGAAGCCGCCCGTCACAGGATTCGAAATATTCAAGGCTCGCGTAGCGGTCCCATGGGCGAGCGTCAAGTGGCCGTTCGTGGTGAAGGAACTGCCCAAGTTCCAAGCCACAGGGGAGGCGTCGGTCACGGTCGGATAGGCTGATCCAGGAAGATCGGCGACTGCGGAACAGGACACGACCCCCGAAGCTAATTTTGTGACGCCGCAGGTTGAACTTGACAACGCCGCCGTCCCCGCCCCCGAATCCTTGAGCAGGGCACCGGAGCCGGTGAGGGAGGAACCACCGAGCACATACCCCAGCGTCGATGGCGCGGTGCAGGTCAAATTCCCGCTGGCGTCGATCGAAACCGCGTAGGTGCCTGCGCCGCAGTCGGTGGGGTTGACGGCAAGAGCGGTCGCTGTGGCCGCGTTGCCCGTGGTATCCGCCGCGTTGTTCGGGATGTCCGCCGAGGCGAGCGTATGGCACGAGAACGTATGAGTTGCCGTAGCATATTGGAGTGCACCGCCGTTCGATACGCAATTCCCTATGGCTACCCATCCAGGATCAGCGGCGGCGTTCCCCTGCAAAAGCGTATCGGACGCAGCCACCGCCAAACCGATCAGGTTCGTCGCGGTCGTCCAGATTGGAAGAGCGTGGACTACCGGCGTGCCGCTGGAGGTCACGCTGCCGCTTCCGGATCCCCCCGGCGTTGGATATGGCGTAATCTGTCCGAATGCGATGGTCGCTAACAAGGTCAATGCCAAAAGCATTTTCTTCATAATCTGACCTTTCTTTTACGTTCCAGAGCAGGCCGTTGCACTGCTCACAAACTTTCCGTTCGTGTCCACGCAAACGAAACGGTTCCCAGTGTTGGATTTCAGCGGGATCGAAAGCGGCACCCCGGTTTGATCGACATTGAACACAACCGTGGAAGTGTTGTCTTCAATCTGGAAAGGCGCCGTTGCGCTTTGCCCCGATCCCATCTTGATCGTTTGCTGTGTCACCCCCGAAGTAACTGGGTTATAGACACTCAGACTGCCAGGAATATTCATCGACCCGTCCATGCCGACATGGAACAGGACCGTGGCATCTGGCAATTGGGCTGTCAACCCAGTGCCGTACACTCCCGCGGTATCGAAGATCAGATCTACGTTGGTGGTGATGTCTGTCCACTTGGTGGTGTCTCCATTGAGTCGAATGCCGTAATTGAAGCCAGCCAGAGGCGCGGTCGGAGTCTCTGTGGAAAACACCTTGAAAATGGGAGCGCTCGGGGTTGTGGTTGTGCTGACAACATCCGTTTCCGCCGAATCGATCGTGTAGACGTTCCCGCCGCCCACTACCTCCCGGTACTGAACCACATCACTGACCTGTATCACGTAGTCGTCGGTCAGGTTGCCCCACAGGTCCGCGTTTCCGATGACGTTGTAGCCGGATACCGCTTCGCTTTTGACGCCCCATCCCTGGGTCGTGCCGGCCTGGTCGTCGGTCGCCCGCAGAGCGCCGATGACGGTGTGCATGGCTCCGACGAGACTGACTCCAGCGTAACTCCCGGCGCCATACTGGGAATTGTTGATCGCCACCACGCTGCTAAAAACGTTCCCGCTCCCGCCACCGGAAAACGTTGGAAGCCCCTCGACCTTCAGCCCGGGCCCTTTGTTGAGCGCAGCGCTGACCGAGGCGAAAGTGTTGTGGTTGCCCCCGACGAATACGCCCGCTCCGGTTGGAGTGCCTGTGGTGGCGCTTGTCGAGACCGCTACAATCTCGCCGAACACATCGTAGTCGGAATTGCACTCAACTCCTCCAGGGCTGCCGCTCGTGTGGACGCTGGAGAAGGCGTTGTACGAATTGTCCGCGGCGGCGAGATAAAGGTCCGACAGCCCGTTCCCCGACAGGTCCAGGACCCCAAAAGCGTTGTGCTGACTCGTGCTGGAGAGCGAGATGCCATGCCCGGAAGTGGATGCCCTGCTGATGATGCTGGAGAACTGAGAATACGTGACTGCCGAGAGTGCGAGGTTATCGGCGGTGCAGCCGTTCAGATCCAGGTTCACAATCTGAATCCGCGCGTCCGTCGCCAACGCGACGCAACTTCCACCGGCTCCAGAGATAGACACGTTGCCGATCTTTATGTCGGAAGAGGCATCGATGTAGACCCCATGGCTGTACGTGTCCTTCACCGCCAGCGCATCCAGAACCACCCCGGAGGAAGCGTGCAGCGACAGACCGTAGGGCGCGCCGCTGCCCTGGTTCGCTTTGTTGCCGTCGATGGTCAGGTGCCCCTGGATCTTCAGTGAAGTCAGCCCGGTTCCATACAGCACCGTGTCGTTGAGCCCGACTTTCGCCTTCAGGATCGTCCCGTTCGCCTCGATCAGATCCAAAGTCACGGGTATCGTCAGTTTTCCCGTCACGCACGTTGCATCGGGAAAGTGAAGGGGCGCGCCGGCCGCCGCCGCTTTCGTCATGGCGGTCTGAATAGCCGTGGTGTCGTCGGTCCCGCCATCGCACTTCGCGTCGTAATCCAGCACGTTCACGATCTGCGATAGCTTGCTCCAGACGCTTTGTGTGACACCATCCGTCGCAACGTAGGTCAGGAATGCCGAGTCCCCCACGCTCTGAACGCCCTTCAGGAAGGCGAAACTCGGCTCCATGATGTTGTCTTCCGTCCAGACCGTGACGCCGTAGAGATTCTTGAGCACGAACTTGTAGGGGCCGGTGCCGATCCAGATTTGAGCGCGCCCGGCGGAATTTAGCACGATAGGGTTGGTGTTCTTGACGTTGGCGGTGTTGTCGGTGTATGTATCGAGCGGCGTTCCGTCAGGACAGTCGCTTGTGCCACCCGAGGTTGTTCCAGCCACGTAGGTGCAGAGCTTCCCGCCAGCCAGCGGGCGGCCGTTGCTGTCCAAGAACTCGCGCCACGGGACAGGGCTGATAACGGCATCGGGGATAACGACCGGGGTCTGGCAGTACCCAATGCTGGCCAACGCCAGGACCACGAGGAGTTTGCTTCTCATTGCTTTGCCCTCTCACTTTCTATTGGCGGTTCCGTCATCAACTCTACGCCTCTGACACCCGTTGCGGGGATCTCTCGCGCTATCGTGCCCAACAGCCGCGCGCCAGGCAGCCGCGAAGCCCGGTCGAGGGCGATGGCCAGCCGGGCTTTTGTCGCCGGGTCTTCCAAGGCCGAACGAAGCAGATGCGCTGCAATCGCTCCAACGCCAGCCCCTCCCGCCGCTCCAGCAGTCCCTCCCGCCGCTCCAGCAGCCGCCCCGAATGCGGCGCCAGCCCCAGTAAACACGAAATAGGGGTAAATACGCGTGTTCATCTGGTTCTTCGTGAACCGCTGCAATTGTTCTTCCAGTCCTATGAGAGCGCCCTCCCGCGCGTTCAGTGCCCTCAGCGTGGGGAAGGCCAACTGAAGTTCTTCTTTGAGCGCGCGCGCGATCTCTTGGTTGGCCCGAATCGCCATACCCGGGTGTACCCCAGACTCCCAGGCGGAGCTCCTGGCTGTCCTGATCGTCTCGTAGGTGGCCTTTTTGATCGCCTGTGCGTCGGCCCCCGCCAGCGGCTGTGCTCGAGCCCGCAACTCGGCCAGCGTCATGTCCGCAGGCTGAATCGTCACAGGCCCCTTCGCGGTCGTGTACCTTGCCGAAGGGACGTTTCCATGATTCATGAGGAATTGCCGCTCCAACTCGTCGATCTGATCCACGAACGCCCTGCCGTGCGTGGCATCCTTGCCCCAGGTCGTGCGCAGAGCGTCAAGTTTCTGTCCCACTCTGGAGACATACTGTGCCGGCGGAATGTCCGTGGGTGTCCGCGACACCAAGTTTTCGATCTGGCTGTTCAGAGCGTTGATTCTGGAACGCGCGACACCGGCCGCCGTCTCACCGGGGACGATGGCTTCGCGGATCCCGGTCTGCACTGCCTCCGCCGCAGCCTCGGGAGTGCCGCTGGGGCGCAACGCCGACGCATAGAGACGTGTGCTCCTGAGACCCCTGAACACGAAGCCGAGAGTTTTATTCAGGATGGCTCCGCCAACCTCCGGGATGAGGCCCTTTTCCAGGATGTCCTGTGCAACATTCCCTTCGGGGGCCGGTTCTGCTGCCAAGCGCCTCAAGCCGCGCTCTGCGGCAGAACCAATCCCGGCTCCAATGGCGGCCCCTGGGGCACCCCCGAGCAAGCCTCCCACTGTTCCCCCGGCGTAGGGAAGCGCGGATACAAGATGGGTTCCGATGTCCTCGTAGAACGTCGGCGCGCCTGCTGCATTCGGTTTCGGCCCGGTGTAACCAAGTGGCGTCACCAACACGCCGCCATGCTTCTTGGCGATCTCCTCGTAGTCAATGGCCTCTGGAACGGTCGCGGGCTTCACCGCCACACCACCGTGTTTCTTCGCCAACGCTTCGTAGTCGATCGCTTCGTCCGGCATCAGGGTATCCCCGCGTCTTTCTTGAAAGCCTCGGCAGCCGCCTGGTTATCAAAGTCTACGAAGCCTTTGCCGCCAGGCAAGGCTACACGGATCTTTCCAGGAGCAGGCGGAGGAGGAGATGTAGTCCCAGCCCCAGCGCCCGTGTCCGTTCGCAGCGCGACTTTCGGGATTCCACGCTCCAAGCGATTCAGGACCTTCTCGAAGGTTTTCAACTGTTCCAGCGCGTATTCCTTCGTTGGCGTCATCGGACCAGGAATTGTAGCGGTGATCGCCGATCGCATATCCTCCGATCCTTGCCCAGCCCCAAGCACCGTCCGCATCGCCATGGCGTTCTCGATCAAGTTTGTCACGCGGATCAAGTACTCTTGCTGCTGAGAACTAAGATGGGCGGCGGCACTGCCGCTAAGCAGAGCGTTGATCGAACCGCGTGGATCACGGCTGCGTAATGCGAACGCAATCTTGGCTCTGTCCCAGGTGCCAAAGTCTGGCATCGATTGCAGTGTTTCACGGACCTGATCGATGTTGCCGCGGATGTCTTCCAGGAGCGCCGTCTTGGTGAGAGCCGGTGCTGCGGCACCGGCGGGGACGTACCGACCAGGTTCCGCTTTGTTCCCTTCATTGATCTCTTTCCAGTTCATCTGGACGGGCGCGTTCTGGTTTTTTGTGTCCAGCATGACAGCACCGCGTGTCTCGCCTAGTGCTTCGATCCGCAAAATCCCCGGTTGAACCTTGGTCTTTTCAACGTAGGTTTCGTAGCCCTTCAGGTAGGCGTTTTCAGCGGGTGTTCGCTGGGCGACGGGCTTCGAGTAGATCGCGATGGCTCTGTCGTCCCGTGCCGGCTCTTTTTCTGCGGTCTCTTTCTGGGTGGCCTTCATCGCCTCAAGGATCGTTTTGGCTTTGGCGTCATCCCCTGCCAAGACCGCCTCTGCGTACTTCTCGGGTAAGGTTGCGGATCTGACCTTGGCCTGCTCCTCCTGCGCCTTACTGGTCGCCGTCCGCTGCACAGCGAGCGCCTCGTTGACCTGTTGCGTGTGGGATGTCAAACGACGGATGATGCTCTTCATTCCTTCAGGCCCCGGATACGTCTGGGGGATTGTCGCGAGCATGTCCGGTTCCAACTGACCCGATTGGACCAGGCCGGGGAGTTTGGATACTTCCTGTTGATACAGGGCGGAGGCTTTCGCTTGGCCCTGTGGAGTCCCGTCATACGCCTCCACGATCGCATCCGCGCTGCTTCGCAGACTCTGATGGGTCTGGGCGTAGATTTCGTTTTGCTCCTTCGTTTGCATCAGGCATTTCGTTTTCGCTTCAGCGAGTTGCCGGTCGAATTCCATCAAAGTCTTCGGCCGGACGCCCGCCCGCCTTGCGAGATCCGCCGTCTTATCCAAGTTGCCCTCCGCCTGCATGTACGCCTGGCTGAGAAGCTGCTGGTCGCGCAAGGCGGCTCTCTTTTCCTCCAGATCCAATGCGCCGCTTTCGAGGGTCTGCCGCCCCTGAGCAAGCTGCGAGGGTAGCCGCTGGAGCGCCAGAGCGTTCTCCAGCATACTTGACCTGATTGCCTGGGACTTCGCCTGGGCATCCAAAGGATTTGGGAACTCCGGCACTTTCGTCGCTAACGGGATTTGCCATGCAGTAGACATTGGTTTCTCTTTCTCAGACCCAAGTCGTACCCGAACTCGCTCCGCCGCCTCCGTATTGGCTCAGGAGTGCCAACAACGCCTTCTGGTACTGCTGGTTCTGGTATGCCTGATAGCCGCTCTGGGCCGCGCTGGCGACGCCACCGAGCCCCGATGTCCAAGCGTTCGCTGAACCGACCTGCCCGGCCGCCAGGGCATTCCCTGCCCCGATCGTGTAAGTACCAGCCTGGTTCGCGTAATTCTGACCCGCAGCCGTGGACATCCCGGTCGCGCTCAGGCCCATGTTGGCGAGCGTATTCAGCCGGCTGAACTGATTTTGCTGATTCGTCTCGAACGTGTTGAAAAGGTTCGAGTAGTTCTGCTGGTAGCGGGCCAGGGCATTGGCGTAGTTCTGCTGGTAGGTCTGCTGCGCACGGCTGTAGGCGGCTCCGTACTGCTGGCTTGCCTCGCCGGTCGTGTAGGCGCTCAGATCCTTCAGCGTTCCACCCGATACCAAACCACCCCTGGCTGCGGCGCTACGCTGGATCGCCTGCTGGCCCTGTTCCAGGGCAAACTGGTACCCTGGATCGACTTGAAATTGCGCTGGTCCGTAAGAGAAGGTAGCGGGAACCCCGCCTTGTGTTGGATCGAAAGTCGCCGGAATGCCCGCCTTTGTTGGGTCAAAACCCGTGGTCAGTGACGGCATAGCGGTCGTGAGCGCGTTCAACCCGGTCGTACCAGCACTGAGGTACGGGGCGATCTGCTGTTGTTGCGTCCCGTAGACCAGTTTCTGAAAATCGAGTGCGTTGCTAGCGGCTTGCGCTTGTGTTTTTGCGGCGCTTCCCGATGCGTGGGAGGCAATCTCGGCTGATCCGATTGCCGCTCCCGCAGCGATGACGGCTGGAATGAAGGGCACGTCAGTAGTCCTCCTTGGAGACGCCAAGCATGTGCTGGGCGTAGAGTTTCCCGTTCTTCAGAAAGCTGGCCGGATTGCACCCATACAAGGCCATCCCGGCCTTGAGCGCAAATCTGAGCGCCAACTGGTTGTAGGTCGGAACGTTGGTCACCAGTCGGCGGGCCGGCGTGTTCCGCCAGATCCACTCGCGAGCAGCCACAGCGAGTTCCACGGCCTGCGGCCCCCAGCAACAAGGTAAGAGACACGTGTGGACCTCGTAACAGATCGCGTTCTGCGGATGGAGCGCGAACAGACCCACGCATTGGCCGTTTCGCCGCACCAACAGATACCAAACCCGAGGATCATCGGGTGGAATGAACCGCTCTGCAACCGGGCACCCATCATCCGTGATGTGCGGGTAGATCCGGGGGTGCGTCAGGATCTCCCGCGCCAACGCCATGTCGTGCGTCCGCTCGAATTGGAATCCGTCCATCATGAGTTTAAGTCTGGGTCTGCTCGTAGCCCGAAACGATAACCGTCACTGCGGCTGCTTTGTCAGCCATCATCTGAATCGTATCGCCTGGATTGAGTACGTGCCGCAGGAGTTCCCAGGGTGTCCAAAATTGACCGGCCGTCAACGTCTTGGTGCAAAGTCTGCCGCCGTTCTGTGGGCTCTCCCCCTTCGGTACGATGTAAATTGTGAGCGTTGCCGCTCCAGAACTGACGTTGTGGTGCGTCCAGCCGGTCGGGATAAAGGATGTGCCGACAGGAGGTCCGACGCCCAACGGCGCAGTGTAATAGACCCTAAGATCAGTCGTAAGGAATTGCGGGCTCACGGCCTGCTTCGCGTAGATCATACGATGTCCTTTCTTACGAGAATCCGAAATTCCTCCGCCTACTGCCAAGAGGGCCGGAGCTCGTGGGTTCCAAGCAGGCTTCGCCCACGCCGAGCGGCAGGTTGCAAATCATCGACGCCGAAAGTTCGGCCGTTCCCCGCGCCATCGGCGTGATAACGCCGTTCGCCAGCATCTCGGAACTCAACTCCGCCACGAGGCCCGATACGAGCAGGTCTACAACTGGCGTAGCCGCATCGACATTCCCGCGCATTGTGACTACGCCCTGCACCTGCACAAGCACCGAGCCGTCCATGTTCCCGGCCATGATCGTGCTCCCGGTCAACCCGGGCAGCGTGAGGGACTCGCTCGCCGAGAGTTCCGCGGTCGCGTCAGTCACCCAGTGAACTGCGTTGTAGACCGTCGCCGTGCAACTGCCATCCATGTTGCCGGCCATCGTGCATCTCTGGAGCGAGATCAGCGCTTGGACCGCGACCTGGGTGACCCGGCCGCGGCGCGCTGGGTCTGCCCCCGTGAGTGATTGCACCGCAACCTGGGTAATGCGGTCCTTCCGCGCGGCATCCGCGCCGCTAAGAGACTGCACCGCAACTTGCGTTACTCGGTCGTTTAGCGCCATCAGGTTGCCCTGTTGTATCCGAAGAATTCCGTGTTCAGCTTGGCAGGGGTGAAAGAGTTGGCGTCGTGCGGATCAACTTCCCAGATGGTCTCGAACGGCACGTATGCGCTGAGGGCATCGGCAGCTACGCCATAATAAGATGTTCCACCGCTCTTGACCACAGCTTCCGTCTGGACCGTCCCCACATCGTCCTTTCTGTGATTCACGACCACGCCGATCGCGAGGATGGGGCCGAGGTCGGTAGCCGTCGTCATGGCGAAGGTGTCCGCTTGGCCTGGTGTGTCGGTGGAGTTGTATCCGGTATCCCCGTCGTCTGTTGCGGCGCAAGCGTGGTTCGTCCCAGTGTTTGGATTCCACTGAACTGCATCGTCAGCGGTAGGCACGTAAGCGACGATGCGGCATTCTCCAGCGAACGTGTTGTTTATCGCGCCTGAATCATCGAAGCAGTAGAAATCATCGACGTAGTGGTAGCAGTGGAGGTAAATCTGGTTGGCATAGGCGTGACTAGTGGCCGAAGTGTTGCCGCTAAAGGTCGTCGCATGTCCGTTGATCCGCAACTCAGCCGAGCCGGAACTCGGATCGAAGCTAACTTTAAGTTCAAGGTAGTACCACTGACTGACCAGCAGCGCCGTCGTCGATGTGGCCAGAAGGGTTCCGTTTCTTGTAATTGTAAGGTAACCCGAAGCGGCAACTCGGATTTCGATTTGCCGACTGCCCGCGTCGAGGTACTCGAAAAGAATGTCGCCAACGGTGATACTCTGTAGCTTACACGCAAAACCAACGGTCAGAGTAGCGTAGTTTGAGCCGAAGAGACGGCTGACATTGGCAGTCCCGGCTCCGCTGTAGATGCAGTAGCCGGACCATCGCCCGGCAGCCAGATTCACGGAACTCCCAGCACCCCAGAACGCTATCGTATCCGCCGCAGTCAAGTGATCGAAGCCATCATGGAATAAGTCAGCCATATCAAATCTCTGCCATCACGTTGCTTCCGATCGGCTCCGAATATGGATCGCCGAGGTTGATCGTGCGTGAGCTGCCCAGAGGTCCGCAGGACAGCAGGTTCCCGCCCGTGAGGGAGTCGGCCCATCCGCTCCACACGATTGTCCCCCAGGCGGATGCCGCAGTCCCGAAGTCGATCAGTACGGCACAGGCCGTCGATTGCGCCGCCGCTCCGGGGAAACTGGTCGTGTTGTTCGCTACGGGCTGTCGAGCGTAACCCGTAGCGCCACCCACGACCTCCGTACCGCTGTCAGTCGGGTCCGCCGGCGCCACTGTGAACAGCATTTTGTACAGTGTGGCTGGCGGGGTGTAGTCCGGCCCTCCGAGAATGTGGTCCAGCATGGCGTCAGCCATCGGAGCGAACTTGAACCCGTCGTTCCAGGTCACGCGGTCCATGCCAATTGTCAAACCGTTCGCCGCCACGGGCGCGCTCCCTCCCGAGTACACGTAGATGAGACTTGGGCTGGGCACGTAGATCAGCAGGTTTCCGGCAGTCGCTGCGTCGTACAGCGCGAAGCCACAGACGGATGCCCAGTCTCCGGTGGCCGTGGCGCAGGCGATAGCGGTTGCGTTCTTCTTGGCTTGAGCCGAGGCCGAGGACCAGTTAGTCCCATTGTTAACAATTTCAGTGCGCGAGTAACCAAGGCCAGATAATTCGGTACCTCCGCCCGCTGGAGTCGGAGCTACGTGCATCCACGCGAGCCACACAGAGGCCGGCCTGGTGTAAGTGACCCGACCGAACACATGGTCCAGCCAAGCATTCGCCAAGTAAGTAGAGATGAAAGCCGCCATACGTTCTCCTAATCCGTCGCTATCCAGAGCGAGCCGCGATCCGCACCGTAGTCACCCAGTTGCATCGAGATACAGGCCCAGTCGTGCCCTGCCCAGGACATCGTCCTTCCCACGCGATCCGGCACGTCGCTCATGGTTACAGCATCCCAGAAGCGCGCTGCCACCGAGGCGTCATACCCGCTGCCGGGTTGTGTCATCATGGCGTAGGCGTTGCCATAAATCGGCTTTCCATCTGGAGTCACCAGCGCCGTTCGAGTGGCATCGTAGTGGGAAAGCGGGACACCCGCCATTTCGCTCGCTGTCGGGTGATCCGCCGGGAAAAGCTGGAGCGGCCCGTTCAAGGCGACTGCGAGTTTGGTGTTCCACACGAGGCTCCCAAGGAAGTCCTGCGCCACAATCGCGCACGCGCCCACCCAATTTGCCACCCGCGGATCGATCGCTGGCGCCGACACGAGCAGGTAACTTTCGTTCTTCGTCGGCTCGGGAGGATTGTGATACAGCACGAACTGACGATGGCAGACTACCAACTCGTAGGCATCGCTCTCCATGAGCAGCCCGACCGTCACCGTGCCGCCATTACAGGTGATCTGAAGCCAGGGCGCCAGGTTGTAGCCGTCGCCCCAGCCTGGGATTGTCGAGTTCCAGAAATCCTCGTAAATCCAGACCGTGATCGGAGCGTAGCCCAGCGTGATCGGCGAACGCAGGATGTACCCGCCCAGATGGTTCGACGGGCCGGGTCCAATGACGCCCGGGTGGGTCCACTGCGCGCCGCGGGGGTACTGCTCGTCGTTGTCCATCCCGGCGTTCCAGGGCCCCAGCGACGGCTTGTGAGTCATATCGAGCGCTTGTCGGTACATTGGTCCGAAGGAGTTGACGCGGAACGCGCAATTGAACGCGGTGTAGGCATCGATCGAGATGGCCATATTTTGGCCTGTGTCATCGCCCTGATCCGGATCGCCAGTGGCCGGGCCCATTGCCGCCCAACTGCCGTGGCCGTCGTTGCAAAGACCGGGTATGGCGCGCACCGGATCGTACACGCAGATGCCCCAGGCGTCGGAGCCGATCAGGGCAATCGGGCTGGCATCAACCGTGACCCGGATCGGCGGCGGTCCAACCAGAGGTTCATAGCACGGCAGGCTGTTCGCACTGATGATCGTGGCCCTCGCTGCCGTGGTCCCTATCAGATCCCATCCAGCGTCCATCAAGGCGTACTTGAAGGCGTCGCAGAATCCAGTGGTGGCGTACCCTCCATATGCTGGGATGGTGAAGTGCCCACGCTTTGGACTCCAAGCCACCCGAAAGGCATCGTCAGTAAGCATACCCGCTCACCTTGGCGCGCGCATTGGCTGCGGAAATCGTTCGCCGCAGGTAGAGGCAGCCGTAGAACGTCCCGCCGGCCCCGCCCGGCAGGTAGTGCGAGAAGTTCACCCAATCCTCGTCGTCGAAGAGGTCAACCTGGTCGAGCGGCCGATCCTCGGTCACCCAAACGGCATCCCAGATGAGACCTCGCAAGCGCCCGATGGTCTGCCCGCCGCCAACTCCGCTTCCCCAAACCAACCAGGGCGGAAGATAGAGCGGCTGGCCACTCGCCAGCCGCGTCACCGGCGCCGTCCAGCGGCCGGGCAACTTGAATGGAGCCAACCGCGTGCAGCCAAGTCCGTTCGCCGGATCGATCAGAAGATCACCATTGTAGCAACCGGCGTACTGGCCTCCACCCGTGTTGCTCCAACCCGTCCGGAAACTCGGGTGCCAGTACGTCGCATAGCCGTACACCCCGAACGTGTCCCCGTAGCTCCACCAGTCCTCCGCGACATCGGCCGCCGAACCCCGGTCGTAAGCGCACGGCCCGCTCGCTGGCGCTACAAGCGGGCTCGGAACCGTGAACGGTACGCCTCCCTGGACGCCTGCACTCGTAGTCAGGTGCAATTCCCATCCGCTATCAACGAGGAAGATCGTGTACGTAACGCCGGCAATATCGATGGTTTTGCCAGCCCAGGAAGCATCGAACATCGCCCCGCCTGCCCATAGTACGTCCGTACCGTTGGTCCCACAGATGCCTGTTCCGACGGTCAGTTGGGCGGTTCCGCCAGCGTAGGCGATACCACCTGCCACGGACGTACCGGAACCGCGTTCATTCACCACCGCGAGCACGCTGATGAACGCCTGTGCCGGAGTGCAGACGATCTGGTACTCCCAGCCGGACCCTACCTTGAGGTAGTGCGCGGGGCCGACGCGCGCCTCATCGTCCGACATGAAGGTGACGTCGATGCACGGAGTTCCCAGGATGTCCCTCCCGGTGTCGCGCATCGTGACCTTGCACTTCAGCCCTTGCTCGGAGGTCAGGAGGTACCTGTACCCATCCGCGAGGGCAGCGTCCGCCCAGTTCGCCCTGATCAACCTGGTGCGGAAGTTCTCGATGGCCGCCGTGCGCGTGGGGGCATCCACCGGGCCGTGCACAATCGGGCCGCTAGAAAGAGCGAGCATCAGGACACGCCTCCAGAAGGGACGATGCAGTAGCCCGTGACTTCGATGTACTCGGCGTCCTCCGCGCTGCCCGGCAGCAGGTCAATCCGCATCCAGACGCGAGGCGGAAGCATCAGGCGAGTCGGGGCGAACGTTCTCTGCGCGTGTTCCTTTGTGTTGTTAGCAGGAATCACCAATTTGTGCGCATCGGCGACTCCGCCGGTCAGGAAAATGGAATTCCAATTATCACCCTGGTCGGTCGAGATCGGTAGGTCTATGTACAGGGGTAGTGTTATGCCGGGCATCTTCGCGTTCCCCGTCACTTCGACCAATCGGCCCCCGAATTTAAGCATGAGATGGCCTTCCAGATCGTTACCGACTGCCGCCGGCCCGCCTCGGCCGATGCCAAAGGTAAACTTCTCGTACTGTTGCTCCGGCTGTTGGGTTCCAGGTGGACTCGGCGGCGTGACGATCGGGAGCAAGCCTGAATCATCCGCCGACTGGTTTGGCGGTTGGGGCCGCTGCAAGAGTGCCAGCTGCGTAGCCGCATCCTCGCCGAGCGCCGCCGCCGCGCGCAGTTTCGTGAACCACCTCAACCACGACTTCGATAGAAGTCCGTCCTGACCTGCTAGAGCTTCGCGCCTTGGAAAGGTTTCCAGCGCCATCAGTCGAGACCCTCCTCGAGTTCCAGGTAGGCGTCCAACAAGGTCACAGGAACGGCTGCCGTGGTTGAAACCTCGAAAGCGCGACGCCTGGCCGCGCCAAGTTGGTTCCAGCGCACCAGCGTATTCCAGCGTCCCTGTTTGCCAAGGGAGCGGCCGCGCTCGGAGCTCCAAGTCTTGCCACCGTCATCCGTCATCCGCAGCGCAATGTGAGGATCAAGATCCTCCTTCGATCCCTCGCCCACTTGGATATTGAGCCGGAACTGGTTGTAGAAGATCCGCTTGAGTTCGTCCGTCACGTGGGGAGCCACGCGCACCCTTCGCAGGGGATCTCCCGCGTCATCGAAGAAATCCGAGGACATCTCGTAGATCTTGCCGCTCTTCCAGTCGCCGATGAGTTGCTTCCCGAATCCGAAGCAGTGGGACCGGCCGCGAAAACCCTGCCACATCGTCGTGACGGAGTCCCAATGCAGACGCTCGTGCCACATCGCGGTGGTGCAGTCGTAGCACCAAGCCGCTCCCTGGTAGACCGTCACCGGCAGATTGTAGCCCATGTAGGTCACAATGGGATTCGCGGACGGGAAGTGCAGCATGTAAAAGAAGTGCCCTTCCTCCTGATAAGCGTAAGCTGCGGCGTCGTCTATCCGACCCTCCTTCGCATATTTCGCAATCCAGTACTCCAGCGCGTGGGTGCTGATCCGTTTCGGTGTGTAGCCTTCGGCGCGCCATACGATTCCCTGACCGCGCCTATCCTCTCCAAGCCAAAAAAGCGTGTTGTCCTGAATGCGCAGGGTCTGCGGGGCCTTGATCCCCTGCTCGATGTAGACGTTGCTGACGCGCTCGAACGGGAAACTGGGATTGCCCGTGTTAGCGTATACCTCACCGCGCTTCGTCCCGAAGACCCACAGCTCCCGGTGCAGCACCTTCAGCGCGACAACGTCTTCCGCGGATCCGTAGGCGCTGCCGAAGTCCAACCCCGACCATCCCGCCAATCCATCCAAGAGTTGAGAAATCTGAAACTGTTGCGAGTGCGGCACCAAAATAATGAAGTAGGCGTCGCTGTAATCCACCAGCGCGGAACCGAGGAAAGTTCCGCTGGGCGCCATCAGACCCATGCCGGTCAGTAGTACACTCGCGCCCGTGCCGCCCGAACAGATCATCACTTGTCCGGCCGGATTGCTTGCGAAGGAATAGGGCCCAGAGCCGAGCAACCCCAGTTGGCTAATCCCGCCGCCCGAATCGAGTTCGTACAGCACGCCTTGGCTGGCCGAGAACACCCGCCCACTCTTCGGCTCCGAGTACAGCGATTCGACCTGGTTTGCGGGTGATGGCAGAGTCCCGAATAGCTTGTAGCCAGGCGTCGGGCGCAATTGAATCGGGCTTTCAGGCGCTGGGGCGTACTGGGCGAGCTCCGGATACCAGTTGATGGACCTGTCCGTAGCCGCAGTCCACGAACGGCCGGTCGCCGATGGCCCGACGAAACCTGGGTACCGCGCCATCTATCTGATCTCCCGGCTCAACCAGTTGAAGAATGTCCCATGCTTTCCAGCCAGCGCCGGATCGGTGCTCAACATCGGGCTTCTGGCATTGAGGCTCTGGACCGCGGCTTCCGACTTCCTGGCCATTTCCGCCACGAGCGTTGTGATCGGAGCGCCCAGCATGGGCGCGATTCGCAAGGCCAGGTTGTAAATCCAGTACTCGTCGTAGCCAGGCGGGAACACGATCTCGGAAGTAACGCTCGCCAACTGAGCGTTCTGCTGCCAACTGTACATCTCCCACGGGTAAGCGTCCGCGGGAATTGGATGGAATCGAAGCGTTGGCGCGCGAACCGGGGTGGCGGCGGGCTCGTAGTTTGCCTCGTCGTAATAGACATACGCCGGGTAGGTGTAGACCTCCTGGAGGCGGATGTCCGCCCATTGCGCCTGGGTCAGCACCTTGATCGGTCTCCGGATCACCGGCGATGTCGTCAGGAACAGATTCACACCGTCATGCTCGATCCGTATGGGACGGACACCCGCGAGATCGGTCAGGATACCGGCCGGATCCCCAATCGTGTACGCCTGCTTGTTCGCCACCATCACGTACTGATCCAGACGACGGGTGAAGATATTGGCGCTGGACGTGTTGCTGGCGGCGATCATGGCGTTCATCGCAGCCAAGCCATCGGCCAGTTGGGAAGCGTTCGGAGACATCCCGGCGCGCAGATGCCCCAGCGCTTGCGCCGACATCTTCATCAATTCCGTGAAGGTCATTGCAACCTGGAACCAGCGGGTGCTGCGGAAGGTGTGTAGGCCGCGGCAGCTTCGTCACGAGCGCTCATGCCGAGCACTGGAGGCTCCATGCCGAGAACCTCTACCTGGAGGCGTTGGATTGTCGTTTTCGCCTGCGCCGCCAAGCCGGTCAGTGTCGGGCCGACCTCTTTGTACCACGAGGGCGCCAACTCCACGGCCAAGAGAGCCGTCAGCGCGCGTTCGTAACCGGGGGCCAGATCCACGATATCGCTCATGGATGTGAAAGCCGCTACAGGCTGGTAGGTGGTGAGCTCCAGTTTCCCCCCAGTGGGTTTCGGCGTGACTTTCAGCGTCCCCACCGGGAACCCCGCGTCGTAGAAGACGTCCTCTACTATCAGACCCGTGCGCGTTCTGTCCGGAATGGTCGCCCACTGCGCGGCTGTTTTGATGTTGACCGGGAAAACCGATCCATTGGCCAGCACCGTGACGGCCGCAACGATCTTGATTGGCCGGTCGCCGGGAAAATCCGATCCGGAGGTGGTCGTGCCGGCCGTAAATCCCAGCACGGTGTAGGCATCATCGGAGATCGCAATGACCTGGACAGCCGCACTGGGACCGAACGTTCCGCCCAAAATCTTGACGTACATGCCGCTGGAAATGCTGGCCAGAGCCAACGCCGTGTTTCCCCCGGCTGCCACCAGAATGGCATTGGTCTCGCCGACTACATCCGCGAGCGTCCGCGTACCGGTAGTCAGAGTCACGGTGACTGCCGCCTCTCCGTCGATCGAGAGTTTCACCTTGCAGCTTCCCGCAGCGATCGTAAAGCTGCCGCTTCCATCCACGGTTCCGACTACCGCCGGCGGCCCATACCCGATCGTGTAGGACGCGGCGCCGGTCAGATCACAATCGACGTAGCTCAGTCCGGGTATGAGTAATTTCTCCGCGTTCAGACTCTTCAGCAGCCGGTTCACGGCGCGCAGTCCGAGCGCTTGCCCATCCAGACCAATCGTGGCTCCCGGCGGCAGAACCTGCAACAGACCGAGCGCATCATTGACAAGGAACAACAACGTGTTTGGCATTTCGATTCCCTTATTGTCCTGCCGGTTGCGCAGCGGCTGGCTGCGCGGTTACCGGACCGACGATTTCTTGAACCAAAGCGGCAACGGTAACCTTCGCCGCGTTCGCCACGGCGGCCAGAACGGCCGCACTCGGCTTGCCGAAGGCTACCGCAAGTCTGAAAGCGAGACCGGAGATCACGGCTTCCGCGAATCCAGGCGCCAAATTCACGGCGTCTCCAAGGGAGGCGAAAGCCGTCACCGTCTCGTAGTTGGTGAGAAGGAAGGTCCCGTCCGAGGGCATCGGACTCACATAGATTGTGGAAACGGGTTGCCCGTAGTCGCAGAACGCCGTCTCGATCAGCAGACCGACTCTGGTCTTGTCCGCGACGGCGGCCCACGTTTCCGCCGGAACGATCGCCACGGGCCGGGATACACCCAAAGCCGTGACGGTCTCGGCCGACTTGATCTTGACCGGACGGTCGGCCGAGAAACTCGATGTAGTGGTGGTGCTGCCGACAGTGAACCCGAGCACCGTGTAGGCGTTGTTCGTCACGGTGAGGATTTGGATGGACGATGCCGCGCCCGAAGTGCCTCCCAGGATCTCCACGTGGATCCCACCGGCGATCAAGGAAAGCGCTAATGCCGTATTGCCGCCCGCGGTGGACAGTGCCACGTTGATTTCGGCGACGACCTGCGCCAGACTCCTCGAACCGGTCGTCAGATTGATCGTGATGGCGGTTTCGCCGTCGACCGAGAGCTTGATGACGCGAGTCCCCGAAGTGATGGTAAACCCACCGCTGCCGTCCACCGTACCTACGACGGCGGGTGCCGCGTAGCCGATCGTGTAGGACGCGGCGCCGGTGAGCGTGCAGGAGCGCCGGAAAAGTCCCAATGGCGCCAGCTTCTCGGCCACCCAAGCATCGAACATGCGGTTGAGAAAACGAAGGCCCAGAGCGGCTTCCTCGGGAGCCAGCGATTCACCTGCCTGTTTGATGTTGGCGACCGTGGCGGCGTCGTCGATTAGATCGAGTACTGTTTGGATCATGTTCCCTCTGCCAGCAGGTGCGGATGTTGTGTCCGGACAGATGACATCGGCTGCAAGTCAATTTGTCGGCGCGATTCTCTGCCTGGAAAGCCGCTGGTGTGTCCGCCCAGCCGGGACCGAGCGCGATTTCCTCGGACTCCGACTGGACAATGCGGTGATCGTTCTTCCCCAGCCCCCTGTACTTCCACTTCGGATAGCCCATTTTGCAACAGGATGTGGGGCGGGCGTCGGAACCCGCCCCGTTTGATGAAGTTGCTCGCGCCCGTCAGTACACGCAAGCGATAGGCGCCTTGTCGGCCGTGAACGTGGTCGGTGGCGTCAGAGTCGGCATGGTCCCGAAGACGGTGGTCGGGCCCTGCGACAGCACGTCCACAAACGTTAGCGTAGCGACGGTGCGGAATCGATCGGTCGTGCCGTTCATTTGAGCCATAATCCAGTACCGGGCTGGTCCTGGAACGGTATAGGTCGCAGTGAACGGGAGATCCTGGAAAGCGTCCCCCCCAGAGGTTGTGGTCCCGGCCAGGGTGCTATTGGCCAGCACGGCTCCGCCGGCACTGGCATAGAGACCGACGGCCCACTTATTGGTTCCGACCGTCGCCGCGTTCAGCACCGAGATGCCGGTGAGCGTGATGCCGCGTGGGATGAACACGTCTCCGACATAACCCACGGTCGCCGAAGGCGTGGTGCTGGTCCCAAATGAACCGTAGGCCACGCTGCCGACCGGGACGGTGCAGTAGCGCGCCCTGCCCGTGCTCGTGATTGAATACGGGCCGTTGACGATGGTCCATTGCGAGCTGGAGCACTGCCAGATCTTTCCGCCTTCAACGTTGATCCAGGGATTGACGAACATGGCCGCGGAAGTGCAAGCTCCGGCCGGATCGGTCTTGTAGAACAGATTGGGAGGTCCGTAGTAGATGGTGTTGGAGGCGTTGTGCGCCAACGGATTGATGCGTTTGACGCGGACCACGGTCGAACTCAGGATCTCGGCCACGTAAGCGGCCTCGAAGTCCAGGTAGAGCATGGTCCCGTTTTGCCCCATTGTCGGGGCGACGAACGAAGCGGTGGAACCGACCACCCACAGCGTCTGGGTGTTGTCGATTGCGTTGGTCAGCGTGGTCGTGCCAAGCGTGTTGTATTGCCCGAACGCCAGACCCGCCAATAGCGCGACGAGCGCCACGATGCGAAAAACCTTCTTGATCGATCTCATAGTCGTGTCCTCTCTTTCTCGCCGCGTTACGAACCCACGACGACGGTGGCCAACTCCCGGTAGAGCCAACCCAGGCCCCACAGAGCGTCAACCCGGTTGATTTCCTTGCGGTTCACGCCATCGAATGCCCTGATGACCGAAAGGTCGAACCCGGTGTCGGGATCGCGGTGTTGGGCCACGATGGCACCCATCCCCGGATCGGGATTCTCAAGCGGAACGCTCAGAAACGTGAAAGCGTCCCGATGAAAGACCAGGCCGCAGTTGAACACCTTGGCGGCCGACGCATTCGGAGTGCCGGTCGCACCCGCCCAGAACTGGACTTCGGCGCCGTCCGCCGGGATTGCGTTCACGTTCTGATACTGTCCCGAAGGCGTGATGCCGGGGGCTGCCAGGACCGTAGCGGCCGTGCTGACGCTGTTCACGTCCTGGAGAACGCTGAACTGCTGGAGGTAACCCGTTGAAACGCGGGTCTGAGGGTGAACCGAGTACACGCCGGCGACGGTGAATTTGTCGCCGAGCTTGTAGATGCCGGTGACGGTCGAGCCGACGCCCTTGAACAGGAACAGCGTCGTGCCATTGTTGCCTTCGGTCGAGGTCGGCTGCGTGCCGTCGATCAGCGGGGTGCCTCCGAGTGCGCCCACGGTGTGGGTATAGATGGTCTGATCGATGTCCCATTCGTACCCGACTTGGTTCTGGACGCGGCCTTCGCGCTGCTGTTGGCCGATCAATCTCTGGTCATTGAACAACGCCTTGTTCGCGTCGATGTAGGCCGAGGACATCTTCCGGTTGACGATGCAGTGAAGCGTTTCGTTCTGGCCCATGCCCTGCGCCACCATCAGGTCTTCGGCGGCCAGATAGGTCGCCATGGAGGTCGGAACGGTACCCGGAGTCCCCACCCAGTTGAAGGACTGCTGCGCGATGAACTGGGCCGCGCGCATGTTCACATCGTTGGCCATGGCGATCGCGGCCGGACGGCCATACCGGGCTACCGCGTCATCCAAGGACAACGTTTTCTCGACGGAATCCCAGTCGTAGGCGACCTGGCTGATCTGGTCCACTTTGACCGGGACCTTGATGTTCTGGATCGGCTGGGGATCATACTGCAAGCGGTGGGAAACCGTGAAACGTTGAGGTTTGAGAACACTCAGGGTGTCGCCCTGCTTGTTCCCTTTCCGGCCGAAGGTCTTCTCGTACTCCCGGTTCATGTTGCGAACCACCTTCAGGCCGCTCGGCTCGCCCAAGTGCATCAGAATCAGCTTGGCGAGCAGATTCGGAGTCAGTAAAACGTTAGGCATTTTGCCCTTTCTCCCGCCTCTCGGCGGTAGTTGAGCCGGCCTATCTCACGACAGTCCGGCTTGGCCGCCCCGCGTCTTACCGACTACGGCGGCGACCGTTTCAACCGTGCAGTTGAGCTCGAACCTTGGTCTTGAATTGATCGATCGGAAGATCTTCCAGCGCTTGTTCGGCGGCGACGCCCCCGCCTCCCGGCGTAGCCGGAGGTTTGGGGAGCGGCGGCGCAACTGGCGCCGCTTTCGGCGGTGGCGCCGTTTTTGCGGCTTTGGCCGCCGTGAGGCGTGCTTCGAGTTTTCCGAGTTCCCGTGCAACGAGCAGCGGGTTCCCGAATCTCTGGAGGTTGCTAATCCGGGTGCGTTCGTCCGTATTCTCGTACAACTCCTGGACGATCTCCGGCCCCACCTCGGACTCCTTGATGAGATCGGCCATCCCGAGTTGCGTAACGAGTGGGCCCACCACATCGACAGCTTCCTGAAACTCCGGGTTGGCCGCCAACGCTTTTTGCGCGCGGCCCTCCCAGCTAGCCTGAAGCTCTCTGGCGCGTCCCTCTCCGCTCGCTTCCTCCTGGCGCCGTTTCAAGTCCGCTTCGACCTCCTTGCGGGCCTGCTGCATCGTCCAAACGGCGATGTCTTTGGCGTACTTGGTCCGGGCGCCTTCGAGTTCCTCGTAGGTCCCGGCCCAGGTGGCCGGATCAGGCGGGGCCGGCTCTCCGGCTTCCGGCTTCGCCACCTGGGGTGCCGCCGGTGCCTGCTTTGCCGTTTCGAGTTCCTTTCTGGCTCGGTCGGCTTCGGCCAACGCTTCGTCGCGCTCGCGGGTTAATCTGCTGAAACGCCGCTCCAGCCCAGTCGGTTTCTTGGGCTGTGGGGGCGCTTCCGGTTCGATCTTCTGCGGTTCTGGTGCGGTTCCCGGCACCGCTTCTGCGATTTTTGGCTCCGCTGGAGGCGGCTCGGGTGCTACTGGAGCGGCTGCAGGCGGGGCCTCGGAAGTTGCTGGTTTTGGCTCCGGCGCGGGAGCCGGGGCCGGTGCTTTGCCAGTCGAGATCGCCTTCAGATCTTCCAAGGATGGCTCGGGCGCCAACTGGTCTTCATTTTCTGGCATGGGCTTTCACCTCATGGGTTCTTCACGGTCGTTCGCTGGCCGCTAAGCGCACGGCGTACTCGCCTTTCGGCTGGCCCACCGCTGGGCCAATCTCGTTCAAAAACCGCGAACCCTGGCCCACAGCCCGGCTCCGCTGGCCGACCACGTAATCCCGCCCACCATCAACGCGCCGCGCGGGAATTCGAATGCAATCACCGTGTAGGACGGGACGCTCACGGCATCCGGCAGCAAGGGCACCGGCGTGCCCTGTTTGTCCGCGAAGGAAACGGTGATCGCTCCAGCCGTGTTGTTGGTCAGCACGATTTCGGTGATGTGGACGTCCTGGGAGCACATATCGGTGGCCGAGGTTGGCACCTGCTGGGGCGTGATCTCATAATCGCTTGGCCCACCGTGGGCCGAGGCACTCTGCCGCGTGAAAATTCCGTTCATTGGATTCCTCCTGTGAGCGCCGCAGCGGACTGATCTGCCGGCGCCGGCGCCGCTGGCTGTTGTGTGCTGGCGGGCACTGGCCCTTCCTTCTCCGGAACAGCATCTGGTCGCACGTTCGCCGCCGGCAATTCCGGCTTGGCAGCCAGTTGCGCGATGTCGGCGCGCGCTGTCTGGATCGACTCACGTACCGAGGTCATGTCCGCCTTCATCTCCTCGACCGCGGTCTTGACTCCCGCGTTGAGCCGGGCAATGTCCAACTCCGCCTGAATCTGTAGCCGCTTGGTCTCTTCCTGCATCTCGGAGATGCGGATACGCGCCATGATCTCCGGCTGCTTGGAGTCAAGTTCGTTTTGCAACTCCCGGACGCGCTCCGAGAGCGCCATCATCGTATGCTTGCCCTGTTCCATGGCCTGCTGAATCTGGGGTGGCAATGGCGGTTGTTTGCCATCGCCGCCTGGTTGCAACTGTGGAGGCAACATCTTCTCGTAGCGATCCGAGATTTCCTGCGCGCCCGGAACGTCCATGTTGCGGAACAGAATGTCCCCGGCGAGTTGCATGAACCTGGGGTCATATTGCGCCAACGTGCTGTATTTGTCGAAGGACTCATGGCGCGAGGACGTGTAGGACGGCCCGGTCGAAACGACATAGGCTTCCGGATCGATGATGTGCTCAGTCTCTTTGTTGGTGTCGGGATCGATGAACTTCTGGTTGATCGGAACGCGCTTGGTTGTCCCGTCCTCACCGCGCACCGTCACAATGGTCTCACCGCGGTTGAGGTTCGCCAGCAGTTCCAGAAGCATCCGGCCCAGTGTCTTGCGGCTCCGAGCCTCGTTGTCCTGGAAGTGAAAGTTGGCGTTGTCGGACTGCCTCTGCCGACGCTCGATGGCCAGGCCGCTGCGCTCGTTCGATCTCGCGCCCAAGCTGGGGTCGAACATGCCCATCGAGGCTTTCAGGGCGTCCACCGCCTGAGACAGACCGGCGGTCAAGGCCATGATCGGCGGTTCGTTTACGTTGCGTTGCGGCGGCGGAGCTAGCGTTCCACCAATGGCGGTCGGCTTGTACTGGATGACAGCCCGTGGAACCGTGTTGATTTCTTCCCACTCTTGCTCCCGATTGATGATCTGGCCTTCCGCCACGACGTAGGGGTTCTTGGGCATCAGTGCGACCTGCTCGGCGATGTTGCTCACGTACAGGTTGATGAGCCGTTGCGGCGTCTTGCCGTGCCGGATCAGGCTGATCGTGTGCCGTTTGCCGTCCACGATCTCTTCCCGGCCCCAGACGGGGATTGCGGGGATGTCCGATCCAACCCATTCGGTTTCGTCCAGAATGCTCAGCGCATCGATGACGAACTGCTGGACCGTCACATCGTCCTCGTCGCGCTCTTCCTCGATCGGGTCGTCGTCGTAAACGGTCCCGTCCGGGGCCGGCATTCCGGCCGGTTGGATCTCATCCTTCCAAACCACGGCGCCGCTATGCAGCCGACATAGCCTCCGGGTATTGTGCACCTTTCGCCAGTACTCGACCTCCAGAAGCTCTTCCGAACTCGCTCCGACGTTGACCCATCCGACCGTTTCGGGCGTCAACGCGAAGTTAGACTGCGCCAGGGCGCTATCGGAGCCGTACTTCTGCTTATGCTTGTCCTTGGAAGTCGTCCCGATAATGAAGATCCAGTCCGCATCCGTCTTGGCATAGCGCTTTGCACTCGGGTCCCAGACGACCGCGAATTGGTTTTCTATGGGCCTGACGCGGGGAACTTGCTTGAACGCTCCCGGGCCGGGATGTTTGCTCGCGTATTCAGTATTGAGCCGGTACCAAGCCCGTCCGGAGATCAACTGCTGCTCGCGCGAGTTGTCGTAGGCGATGTCGGCGTCACTCTCGTATTCGACCTCGCGAATCCAGGACTGGATGACTTCGGCCGTTTCCGGCTTGCCTCCGTCTCCGGCCGTGACGACAATGGAAGGTTTGCTTTGCCGTCCCTCGTTAGCCACTTGATGGACGAAGATGTGGATTCGGTTTTCGGTCAGGACCGGCCGGGGATACTTGGGATTCCGGCGCGCCTCCAGAGCGGCCGGGTCCCACTGGTGATCCCCGCCGTGCTCGAACCGCTGATCGTCCTGAGCGTCCGCGCGGTCGTCCGCATCCGCGGCCAGACCAGCCACGTAGCGCTTGCGAGCTTCAGCCATGAATTCGGTGAGCTCGGAGGCGGGAACGAGTTTGGAATGGAAGGCCATTGACGGACTACTTCTCGCCCTTCTCGTATTCGACCTGCCCCGTCAACATGTTTTTGATGTAGGCGAAGAGGCCCTCTGCCCCCTCCAGTGTTTGAAAGACGGTCAATTCGGGCTCCGGACAGCGCGGGTTGCCATCGCGCGGCTGTATTTTGGCCTCGAACCGCGCCTCCACCGAATAGCCATTCTCCGCCGTCATGATCCGCAGGCACTCCAACTCTCCGCGGTTCTTCTTGTCGCTCTTCCGGCCGGCTTCGGCCAGCTCTCCCGGTACCGCCAAATCATTGCGCATCACATCTCCTCCATCGGCCCTCTGCGGGCCTGACAGTCCCGACTCAGCCACAGGAACGGCGGTGCCGACAGAATGCAGTGTGAACCGCAAATCCAGCGGATCACCCAGGGCCGACCGCCGTCTGGACGCGCCTTGTGATAACGTGTCACGCGCTCGCGCCGTTGTCCACAACGCGGGCAAACGTCGGTCGGGATCACCAGCACCTCGGCGTTCTCAGACATCGGCGCCTGGTCACCGACAATGGGATGGTGCGCCGCGGCCATCGCTACGCCTTACGCCTTTCCATCGAGAGTTTCCAAACTTCCAACAGGTTGTCACGTGCTTCATCGGCCGTATCGCCGAAGGCAGTGAACTTCGGAAGATCCTGGAAGACGGCGATGTAGGCCCGCGATCGCACGTTGAAATGCACCGCAATCTTGGGAGCATCGTCCACTTTCGAGTCCTCGGAAGCAACCTCGTTCATCCGATCCTCTCCGCCACGGCCTGCACCAGAACCGGGAATGCCACGCTGTAGTCCGCCTGCACCTCGGCGAAGCGGCCACCCTGGTCTTCACTCAGAAACTTCCCCCAACTGCGCCCTTCGGAGTACGTACACCCGCTGAGCGAACCTTCGCCCACGGGCGCCGTGCAGATTCGCACTCCGTACTTGAACCGCACCGGCGGGCGCTTCTCCAACTCCAGCCCTTCCAGCGTGTCGAACAGCGGCCCGATCTGCTGCGCCCAGTTGCGCGGCACGCCACCGCCCAGCGTCAGGATGCCGAGCGTCTTCGCCCGGCGCGCGAAGTCGCAGTACGCTTTGAGATCCGCGTAAGGGTCAAAATCCACCGGCGGCTGCCCCGCCGTCTCGCGCTCGAAGTTGTGGGCGAACCAGCAAAGCCCAATCTCGCAATCGGTGAAGGCTGGTACGAAGATCGGGACCTTCGCTCGGAACGCCGCATGAATGAAGCCGGGCGTGTTTGGATGTTTCGAGACGAGGTAGTCGCCAACGTCTTTCGCAATCTCCGCACTCGACAGCACCGCACCTTCGTTCTGGCGGTCCATCAATCCGGCCAGAATCTCCATGCCTTCGTCGAGCGACTCCTCCAGCTCGACTACATCGAAGATCCGGTTGTAGCCCTTCTCGTACATCCAGTTGTCGTCCACAGCCTCGGGATCCTCGATCTGAAACTGCGGGCGGCCCCGTTCCACCGAGAAACTGTGCGTCAGCACGCTGCCGCTCGTCACGATCGCGTGAATCCACCCACGGTCCACCAAGTCTCCGATCAGCGGACCAAATGGAGTAGCGTTGCCTGAGAGCGTTAGAACCAGCCGGCAGGTCTTGTCCCGGGTCATGGCTTCCAGCACGTCGGCGGCCAACCCAAGGTCTTTGCCAGCCGCCGTCGTCTCGGAAAGCTCCTTGAGCATCGTGCCGAAAGTTCCCGTGTTCGCCAGGCGCGGGTGCTGGACTTCCCGCATCCCGTGCTCCCGGCCGTGGGCCAGCGTGCGCTCATTTGGCTTCGCGGCCGGCACTACCGGCGGACTCACCGCCATCTGAGCGTCTCTCACGGCGAGCTCATTTCTTCTTGCCGTGGCCGGCTCCCTTCGCGGCATGGCCGATGGACGGGTCGGCGTGCAGCTCCTTCTTCAACTCGGCCTTCTTCTTGCTGCTGAGCGGGCTTCCGCTCGACAACAGGAACCGGACCTGCCTGCGCGTGTATGGCATTGCGTTTACCTTTCTACAGGCCCTGCGCCTTCGGAGGATCGGTGGCGGGAGTGCCACTTTCGGGTTCCAGGAACTGCTCCAGGAAGGCGAGCATGGCCTCTTCAAGCCCAGGCCCCTGGCCGCGCTCCGCCATTTCGCTGAGACGATTGATCGCGGCCGTGATCGCTCTGCGCGCAACCGGGCCGATCTCGACGTCCTTCAGAATCGGGATCGGAGCCCAGGAGATCTGGCCATCGGGAACGACCGTGCCGTCCCATGCTTTCTCGCCCGCGTTGGCAAACTGGAGTTGAACGTGCTCCGCTTCATCGAAGGAAAGCTCCTCGCGGAACTTCCGAATGATGCGCAGCGACGTGAGGCTCCCGCTTTGGGGCGGGAGGATGTTCATCAAAACAAGGCGCTGGTGAACGTTGAGTTGCATGGTCAGGTCCCGAGCGCGATGTACTTGTCTCCGCCCGGAGTATGAACCAGGAGGGTTCCAGCGGCAGTTCTGTGCCCCGTGTCGGAATCAGAGAGGTAGCCACCGACGCTTCCGAACCTAGCGAAGTATCCGAAGTCGGCGCAAGTGTCGAAGCTGAACACTCCGTCGATAGCGACGCCAATCCCCGCCGCTTCCTTTCCGAATATCGCCAGGTAGTGCTGCCCAGAGGCTCTGGTTGCAGATCCATCCGTGACCACGAGAGCTTCCCGGTTGCCGACAGATGCGCCAGAGCACTGGACTGTGGCCTTCAGCGCCCAAGTCTTGTTACTGGCGCGGATCTGCGCAAACCCATTATCCTGAGCGAAGAAAGATCCGCCCAACAGGTCCGAATAATCGGCGATGCCCGCGGAGGCCGAAAAGTCGCCTGCGTAGGTCGTGACGAAATCGGTTGGGGTGGCGACGTCGCTGCGACCACGAACACGCAACGAAGCACCGGAGCCAGTGGCGGAGGTGAAAGCGCAGAGCAACTTGATGGCAGCCACTCCCGCTCCGCTGAACGTAATCCACTTGCCTCCGAAACTAATCATGGTGCCGTTGGCGGAGCCTCCGGATGGAGGCACGAAGGCACTCCAGTCGATCTGCCCGGCGAAGGCAGTGAAATTGGCGTTTACCGCCGCCTCGATAGCCGCCTTATTCTCGGTTGTGAACGCTCCCACATGCGGGATCGTTAATGTTGGCATCGTCTTTCTCCTTTACTCGCCTTCCGGCGCAAGACGTAAACTCGCGCTACCACGACACCGCCGCGAACCTGATCCAAGTTTCGGTCGTGAACGCCCCGACGTGCAATATCGTTGTCGTGCCATGGTCGCTCCTTTACTTACCCTTCACGCGGCGCAAATTCGGGTTCGCGCGCTTCGCCGCGGGACTCGCCCGCCGCGTGGCACTCGCCAGAATCGCCGAGGCCCGCTCGGTCGAAATGCCCTTCTGCTTGGCGATCTCGCCGGCGGCGGCCTTGAATCCCATGCCCTTGTGGACCTTCATAAGTCCTCCTGTTCGCTGTTTCCGAACGCCGGTCGCTCGCATGAATCCTCCTCAGGCCATCCATGAATTCGCCGTCACCGCGCGCGGCGCGCTCGATTCGCGCACCCGCCGGGGCGCCACCGCCTCGGCGTGGGTCAGAACCAGCGCATCGGCGTCGTCCGGCGTAGGCTGTCCGCGCTTCGCCATATCCTCTTTGCTCTCAATCACCAAGCGGTTCGCGTTATCGATGTGGTAGCCTGGCGACGCGAGCTGGCAGGCCAGGTTTTCGTCTTTGGGCGGGATGCCGCCAGTCAGCAGCCAGTCCTTCGTGCGGCCGTACATATAAGCGCGCCAGTTCCGGTAGTGCAGGTCCGGCGACGGACCTCCGAAGTTGACCTCATGCACGTTCTGATGGTCCAGCGTGTGCAGGCGATCCACGATCGGCGACCCGAAAGCGGAATCGACGAACATGGCCGCGACCTTGCGGTCGGGCCTTCGATCGGCCAGGATCTCCGCGGCAACCGCGATTAGAACGCTTCGCTCGCGTCCCCGTTCCCCGCTGATGCGCACCGGCGGTATCGAGCGCGCGTCCGGACCCCGGCGGAAGCGAATCACGTTCCAGGCGGCGCCGCCGCCCGAGACGTCAAACCCGGCGATCAACGGCTCGTCGGGCAGCGGCTCCACAATGCGCGCCTGGGCGTCTCGGACTCGCTGCCAGTCAATGTACTGGAGTTCGCTGGCGCGCGGAGGCAACCCGAACACCCGCACCCGCACGAAGTCCGAGTCCTCGCCGTAGTCCTGAATCCACTGAGCAATCAAGTCCTTGTTCGTGAACCGTGATGTGCGGCTGTCAACCCGGCTATGAACCCACCGCTCAGCCTCGTTCCCGAAGCACACTTGGTAGAACTTGCCAGTGTTGCGCTCCGGTTGCCCCCAGGCGAACATCATCGGCTCCCCGTCGGTCAGACCGCCCTTGGCGACCTCCCAGATTTCGTCAGGCACGAGACTCGCTTCATCGAGCAGGTACCACGAAGTCGAGGTCCGGGCGTGTTGGCCGGCGAAGGCTTGCGCGTTGTCGGCTTTACAGGTCTGAGGCATGACCTTCCAGGTTGCCGGGTGAACCCGGCTGAACACGCCGCTCGCCTGGATGTCGAACCAGTGCGCCGTAATCGACAGCCGCGACCAGTGCTGAATGGCCGCCCAAGTACGAGATTCCAACTGCTGGTAGGTCCCGGCCGTGACCGTACCGATCGAATCCGGCCTGGTGCTCAAAATCCAGTTGGTCAACCAGGCCCCGAGTATCGAATGCCCCGTTCCGTGCCCCTTGCTCACAGCATCGAGAATCGGCATCACGGGATGCTCGCCATCGAACTTGCGGGCCTTGACTTGTTTGCCGAGTTCGACCAGAAAAGCGCGCTGGTTGTCGTCGGGCCCGCGCTCGTTCCGCAGAACCCCGCTTTCGCCCCAGGGGTAAGCGGCCATGACGAAACCGAGCGGATCGGCATAAAACCCGCTGATGAAATCAGCCAGGTCTAGTTGCAGGTCCGACGCCGCGTTTACTGGCATTCGCTCTCCTGGGGTGCGGCCGGTCCATTGGGCTCCGGCACCGATTCGGCGACGCGCTTTCGCGCGGCCGTCAAACGGTCCATCAATCCGCCCACTTGCAGCGAGCCGCTGATCCCCATGTCGAGCCGCTCGCCGTACTTCTTGGGGGCCAATTTGCACAGGTACCACTTGCGTGCATCAACACGCAGACGGGAACGGTTGACGTGCTCGTGGTCGATGCCTCGGTAAGTCCGGCCCCGTTCATCCGTTTTGGTGATGACGTCCTGGCTCGAGTCGTCGGCGATAGCCAGCACTTCGTCCGCCAGGACGTCCAAGCCCATATCGCGCGCTTCCCGGTACTGCGCGGTGAAACCCGGCCCAGCGTCGCCGATCACCCAGCGCGCGACAGTCCGCGTACACGGCATCCCCCCGTCGTTGCAGATCGCGGTGAGGCTCTCTCCGGCGGCCAGGCGGTCACAAATAACCTGGGCGATCTCACGGCTATAGAGGGTCGGCTCGTAGGGCTTTGGAGCGGGTTGAATCGGAGCTTGATCCGATGCTTCGGCCGGCTCGACTACCTGGGCTTGGGCGGTTTTCTTTCTGGAGACTCTGTGTGCTGGCATAAGCTCTACATTCCAATGCCGATCCCGCCATGAGGCAAATGGTTCCAGTAGTCCGTTCCGTTGCGGGAGCCGTCGGCGGGCAGGGGGACACAGCGGTAGGGAAGCCGGGCGGAATGCCGTGGACCGGAAGGAGCGCTTGGAAGGACACAGACGGGCGGGCATCTAGCCGAGATTGCGAGGCGTCCATCCGCAGTCAACGCCGCATCGCCGCGCCGGAGTAGCCGCTCAGCATGGTCACGACCGATAGTTGGATTACACCCAGGTCGTGGGTTTTCGAGTCGGAGCCGATCAGGGAGCGCGGTAGCGGTGGCCGGCATTTGCGGGGGAAGCGGACGTCCGCCTCAAGGCACAGCATAGCCGCATTCGCAACGGAAAGCAAGGAACTTGTTCTAAATGTGGGTTTTGGCCGGGCCGACCGGCATGGCCCTTTCGATCAGCGCAGCCGTGTTGCACAGGATTGCCGCAAGCTCGTCCGAGTAGCAGAAGCGCTTTCTATTCAGTTCGATAGAGCGGAGTACGTTGCCATCGGTGTGTCTTTCTGCTGCCGCCATCCAGTCACAAATCATTTCCAGCAGGTCGATGAGGTTCATCCCCGCGATGCCGAGCTCGTGCCACTCGGGATGATGCCTGTTGGCCGCGTAGTGGTGGTCGAGGGCTGGCTTCATGGCGGCCAACATCTGGAAGTACTCCGGTGAACCGTAGGTCGTGCTGGATAGCCGCGGCGTGAACTCATCAAAGACCTCTACCTCCGGTGTGAGCAACTTCGAGGCGTCATGAGCATCCTGCCGCTTCGACAGTTCACGGATGACGACGTCAAGGCGCGCCTGCACCGCGCGGATATGGCTGAGCGTGTCGGGGACTGACCCACCGTTCATACGACTGGCCCTCTCTCGCTACGCCTCATTTTAGCCATGGACCGATTCTACGCCCGTTTGATTTTGCTTGTCAAGCGGAATCGTTTCTGCATACTGAATCATGCGCCCTCAGCAGAAGGCCCCGAGGAACAAAGGCAGCGGCGGCCAAAACCGCATCCCTGTCCCCTGCCCCTACGGCTGCAAGGGATCCTTCGGCCAGGCCGAGTTGCGCGCCCACCTGCCCCGCTGCCCCAAGCGTCCGAAGCCGACCGCCAAGCCGAATCGAAAGGAGCCTACATGATTGACTGGACGAAGCCGCTGCAACGAAAGAGCGATGGGAAGCCGGCAACGCTGATTTATGCGACGCACCCGAGCGAGGTGGAGATCCGCGTTGTGCTGGTGGACGACCGAACCGGTCCGTGGATGGGAGTCTACGGGCTCACACCGGATGGACGCTTGCCTTGTGATGCCACCTATCCGTTCGAGAACGTCCCCGAGACCGTCGAGGTGGCGCTTAGGATTCACGTGTATCGGAGCGATAGCGGCATGCTGCTATTTAAACTGTCTCGGCTGGATAGCGCAGTTGGGTACGGGGTTTCACAAAAGTTGAGCGGCCCGGAGGGATCCGAATTCGCCCAAGCCATCGGCCAGATCGACGTGCGCCAGACCATCCTCTTGCATCCGGGCGAGGTCTTCCCGGCTGTAGCCCTGTAGCCGCAGTAGCGGTCTCAGGGTAGCCAGCGCCTGCTTCAGTGCGATCGCACGGACCATCGCGGTCTCGCACTCCACAATCTCGGTATGCTCGGGCGCCGGGGCCGTCTGGCGGCCGGTCACAGCAGGTCCCTCGCTTTCAGTTCAGCGCCGCCGTACTCGTCCAGACATGCCTGGCAATATCGACCAGCCGGTACCTCGGCGAATTCTTCGTAAACCTCGTGCACTCTGTGTCTTGAGTGCCGCCTGCACTCCCGCCCCAACCAGAACGACAACCAGCCTTCTTTCGCCCGCGCCCAAAATCGCATCTCGCTACCTCCCAAGATTTTCAATTGCACACCCATTCCTCTGTGCCAGCGAAATTGGTGGCACGTGGAACCATTGCGGATGTCATAGTCTGAATTCCCGTACCGTGAAAATCACCCTGTCCCCCTATCTGGCATTCATCGCAGCATCAATAACTTGCGGGTGCTGTACCCCCCCTATCCTTACCTCGCGTTTAGGATGCACAGGAGATCCAGGACCCAAGCCAGCGGTCCGGTAGACAGGGTACGGGGTACCCCCGGGGTGGGGGGGGGGCAACTGCGGTGCTAGCTCCATAAGCATGTTCTCGGCTACCTGGCAACTTCCGATAACGGCCATTATGGTAACTTTTGGTCCTTTTGTTTTCAGTCACTTGGCGCCGCAAAGGACTCTGCTTGGCGGGGACTACCACCTGTTGGGGTTTCCGGGAACCTGTTCTACTGCCGTGCCACCCCCAGGCGCGGGCTGGGGGGGGCCGGCGGGGGCGTCACTGGGCTCGGCCGGCACGCGCGCGTAGGGTGGGCAACCAGCACGCGCTGACCTGGGTTTTCCCCATCTCATCCTGGCGCTATCTCGTTTGGCCATAACAACTTACACTTGGCACTCATCGCAACCAGTACCCTTACTCCAGGGCGAGCTCGAGGCGCCGCTTCGCCGCGAACAATTTGCGATCTGGGAGTACCTGGCAATCAGCGACTGCGACTTTGCGCGGCGGGATGAGGCGCCGGCCAGACTCGAAATAGACCAGGATAGGGGCAGCTACTTGCGGCGGCCGCTCCGAGGGGAGCACGCACACAATGGCACGTGAGCGATTACCGGAACGGCGATGCTCAGCGATGTACATAAGGGGATTATAGCGCGGTAGCAGTTGTCGGTTCCAGTTTCAAATCTCGCCTTGTCTTGCCGCGCCGAGCCGAGCCGCGCCGCGCCTTGCCCAGCCCCGCTACGTCGGTGATTATCTACTTGACAAAGTAGGGCAAAACGGACCACAATGGGTTGTGGTGGCAGGGTCAGAGGTGAGGAATGCCGTTATGTAGCCGGTGCGGGCATCAGATTCCAGACGGAAGGCGCGTTTGCGACAACTGCAAGAGCAAGTGCTACCAGCACATCATCAACGTCCTTCCTCCGCACCTGACATACATCGAGACACACCTGGGCGGCGGTGCAGTCCTTCTGCACAAGAAGCCGGCGCGCGTCAGCATCGGAGTTGACCGAGATCCCGCGGTCATTCGGAGCTGGCAGGACCTTTTTCCGTCGCTTGCTTCTTACATTGAGGGTGATGCGGTCGAGTTCCTGGCGTCCCACCGCCTGTCGGGAGACGACTTGGTGTACTGCGACCCACCTTATCTCCCGAGCACGCGGCGTCGTGCGCGGGTCTACCGGCACGACTACGGCGAAACCGACCACGTTCGGCTGCTTGAGACGCTGCGGAAGCTACCTTGCCGGGTCGTGGTCTCGGGCTACCCGTCCGAGTTGTATGATGAGTTCCTCAGCGGCTGGCAAGCGCAAAGGTACTCGGCGAAAGCGCATGACGGAATTCGACAGGAGAAGATCTGGTTCAACTTCGACCCTCCAGTCCGGTTGCATGACACACGGCACCTTGGACGGGACTTTCGAGAGCGTCAGACGATCAAGCGGCGCCTGCAAAGGCTCCAAACACGTATTTCAACACTCTCTCCTCAGGAGCAGCAGTTTCTGTCGGAGTGGCTTGACGATCATTTGCAGGAAGAGGACTGCGATGCAGGTTTTCTACTTCCTAAAGAGTGACCAGGTCGTCGAGCGATACATCCCTGCGCCGGAGGTGTCCGTGTTGCCGGGCGTCGTTTGGGGCCGGCCCGACGTGCTTTTCACTGCTGCGTATTGGCTGACGCAGTACTGGATGCGCGAGGACGGCTTTCCCAATCGGTGTCACCGCCTAGGCCGGACCTTCGAGGAGGAGGTTGTGGCTTGCCTGCTGGGAGGTCATGGTATCCCCGCCGAGGTAGGCATAGCCGCTTTCGAACGGTTGCGTGATCGAGGCCTCATTGCCGGGCATCCTCCGACCGCCGAGGTGCTCTCCGACAACCTCCGAGAGCCCCTGATGCTAGAAGGCCGCGACATCGTTTATCGGTTCTGGTCGCAGAAAGCTCGCTATGTGTCCTGCGTGCTCAAGAGCTTAGGGGAACAACCGGCACCTCTTGACTCGCCCCGCGCACTGCGGGATCACCTAGTCCAGTTGCCTGGGATCGGCCCCAAAACGGCTTCCTGGATTGTTCGCAACTGGCTCGGGTCAAACGACGTGGCGATCCTCGACATTCATGTGGTCCGAGCAGGACAACTGATGGGCCTTTTCTCGACCATCGACCGCGTCGAGCAGCATTATCTGAGGATGGAGCGGCGCTTTCTGGAATTGGCGGCGGCGATGAACGTGCCGGCAGCCAATCTCGATTCGCTCATTTGGCAAAACATGCGGAACAGCCCCCGACTGGTTGCCGGACTGTTTGGAGAGTCACTCAATACGGTTCGGCCACTCAAGCGGCGCGGCCACCACCTACCCAGGCAAGGCCAGTTGCAACAGGCCTGAACGGTAGTTCTCGCACCAAACGCTCGAGAAGGGGTGTCCCGGTGCTTCCTAGAACCCTGAAGCCCAGTCCAAGCGCCGCCGCGACAAGCGCCGCATGCCCAAACAGAACGCCTCCGTCTCGAAGCATCAGCGAGACCGGGTTCAGGTAGTAGTGAGCCGCGAAATCGGAATCGCAGAGCAGGGCGACCAGGGTCGCGTCTTCGGTCTGAAAGTGCTGCTGCGCTTTCGCGCGTAGCGCCGCTGCGCTGACCGGGTCTATTTGGAGGTTACCGAGCACATGCCTCCCCGGTAGATAGGCATTCCAGGAACCATCCGGACTACCCAGCAGGAGGTGCGCCCACTACAGTTTCTGTCGTATCCACGAGACCCTGAGGTCCATGCTCACGATAGAGGCGGGGGTTGTGGATCGGCTACCCCGCCCCGCGGAACCTCCAGAAGGTTTGCGGCGAGTCAACAGTTTT